TGACCCTCAGTTTCGGCCCGCAAGACCTCTTTCCGCATCTGCTCTTGCTTGGTCTGAAAAGCCTCGCCTTGCTTGTCCCATTCAGCTTTCTTCTTGGTCAACTGGACTTGTTCGGCTTGTGTCTCCGCTGCCGATTTCATCAAGCGGGCGTCGGATTGCAGGATGGACTGCCGCTCTTTCAGCTTGGCCAGTTCTGCGTCGAGAAGCTGTGTGTCGTATCCTCCCGCTTTTCTAGCGGCGATATTCTTTTCCAACTTGGCAATGGTGTCACCGATGGCGGCATTCTGTGTCTCCACAGATTCAGTACGCCCAATGGACTTCATCTTGTCCCAGGTCTTGCTGACTGCATCACCGACACCGCGCCAAGCTAGCTCCAAGTATCCAAGCTGCTTCTCCATCTCAGGTGCTTTGCCAAGGAATCCGTCAGAGAACGCATTTTGCGCCAGTGTGACGGCTTCAGTTACCTTACCCTGTTCTACCAGCGCCTTAATCTGCGTGTACGTGGCCGCCGTGAGGTAGCCGTACTGCTCGTTCAGCTTCAGGCTGGCCTGCAATGGGTCTTTGCCCAGTTCGGCAAAGGCTTTGACCATCTCTTTGGCAGCAGGACCACCGGCGCGCTCCATTTGGATGATGGCGGAGGCCACGCCTTGCAGTGATGACCCGGTTACTTTGCCAGTTGCAGCCAGTTGGTTCAGCACATCGGCTGCGTTGCCCTGAGTGCCTGCAACGCTGTCGATGGATTGAGCCATCAGCATCAACTGTCCTGCGGTCACCCCTGCTTGGTTGCCGGTGAGGATGAGAGTCTTGTTGAACTCGGAGGACTCTTGAGCGCCTTTGTAGATGGCGGAGCCGAACGCTGCGGCGGCAACGGCCAATACGCTGAACGGATTGACCAGTCCAGCAATGTAGCTGCCCATGGCCTTTGCGGCTTCGCCAGCAGAGCCGAATACATCCTTCAACTGGCCGCCCTGCTGGAGCAGCACAGTAAGAGGGTTTTGCCCGCCCTGCAAGCTAACCACAATGTCGGTGAACTGAGCTGGAACCTGTCGCATGGCGGCTGACGTTGCCTTGGCTGACGTGCCAAGGTTTGTCATGCCTGCTTCAGCGGCTTTCAGGCCATCAAGAGCTTTCTTGATTTCGGGGCCGTTGGTATCCAGCCCACGCAGCCCGGCGAGGATTTCAATGCGCTTGCTGGATTGCCCAGCAGATTGGATTTCAGCAGTGAGGCGCTGAATCTGGGAGATTATGGAGCCGGTCTGACGGGCTACTTTTTCCGCAGTGCGATCCGGTATCGGATTGGTGACAGTTGGGGTGTCGCTGGACTGCTGCGGAAGCGGCTCGGACAGCTTCTTTTTCAGCTTGTCGGCCTCTTGGCCCAACCCCTGCATCCCCGCTTTCGCTCCAGATACATCGACGCCAACTTCAAGTTGGACATGTGGGTTGGTCAAGTCGCTCATTTGCGCATCTGCTCCAGGGCTTCAATCTCCATCGTTCTGATGGAGTCGAGGGTTTCGCGCCAATCGGCACCAGTGAGTCCTGCTTCGTCCAACAGACGGAACAGGACGTTGTAGTCAAGCCCAGTAGCACCAGCCATGCCGGTACGCCACTGGGTATTCATGTCGCAGAACAACGTGACAGGGAGCCAGTTTTCAGGCCAGACTTCAACGGGGTCGGTCAGGAAGTCCTCCAACGTGAACCCGGAGGCTTCAAGCTCCTCCGGTGTTGGCAGTTTTTCGTAGAGCGCCGCTGCTGCGGCTCTCAGTTTCCCAAGCGTCCTTCGGTGATGGCGGCTCGGTAGACGTTCATGATTTCCATGGCAACGCCAGGGAGTTCGTCGCAGAGTTGGGCCACGGTGTCGCGGCTGAACTCAGATTCCAAGTTCCAGCCGTCAGCCACTTTCATGATGTAGTCGGCATTGGCTTCGCGGGTCTTGACCAGAGCCTGCTCCAGCGAGAACTTCTGTTCTTCATCTGTCTGCCCGGTCTGCTTGACGCCTGCGTCGTCCATCATCGCGTCGATGAACTGGCCGAACTCTGTGCGGGTGCGGTAGATGAAGGACACCTCCACCTCACCAGTGCCGCCTTCTGGCAGGTCAACTTTGATGGAACGCTTGAAATTCTTTGGGCGCTTGCCCAGGACGATCTTGGCCATGGTTTGCTTTCTTTTGGGGAAAAAGGCCCGTGCTCAGGAGCGACCTGCGGGCTGAAAACCTGCCGAAGTGGGGTGCACCCCGGCAGGGGTGGAGAACCAAAAATTACGATGCGTAGCGAACGGCGCGGTTGTTGCCGTTGAAGCTGGCGTTGACACGGTTGATCTGGCCGTCTTGCATACGTACCACTTCGTTCAGGGCCACCGTGCAAGGCACCAAGTTGATGGAGCCAGAGCGGGTAACGATCTTCAGAACGGTGTCAGTCTGGACTTCAGTCAAAGTCTTCAGGGCTGTGTAGCCAGCGGAGCCGATGGAGTCAGCGTCCAGTTCCAGCGTGTAGCTGGTGGCTGTGAAGCCATCGTTGATGCTGTACTCAACGTCCGACTCGATGAACTTGTAGTTCACGGTCTTTGGTTCACCGCCAGAGCTTGAGGGGTTCATCACAGTGGTGATCTGCGTGAAGGCGCTGATCTTCTGCACGGTGCCAACGCCTGTGCCGCTGGGGTAGAACGTGGTGTTGGTGGTGTCTGCACCTTCCAGGGTGAAGGCGTCAGTCGTCACCGACTTGATGCGGAATGCGCGTTTGTTCAACCGGCCCCAGCCAGAGAACATGATGACCACATCTCCGTTTGAGTAGCCGTGGGCGGTGGAAGAAACCACTGCCTCGGAGGCGTTGGTGACGGCGGTGACAGTCTTAGCTGCCGCGATGGTGGAGGCAACATAGAAGGTTGCCCCGGTTGGTACCTGTGCCATTTGAGTTCCTTTCGGGAATGAAAAAGCCCCTTAGTCGGGGCGGTTGTCTTGCCCGAAACGGGCATGAAAAAAGCCCCTGTTACGGGGCTTTACTGGTCGGGTGTCAGGTGCTTACCTGAGCGCCCAAATGCTGAAGTCCTGCATACATCCACGCAGGTCTGTGTCGTCGTCAAACGTGGCCAGGTGGGCGCTGTCAACACGGCCCTGAAACTGGGTTGCAGCACAGATGGCTTGCTCGACTTGGAGCATGAGCGTGGTGGAGGCGATGCGGGATTTGTCCCAGACGTTGATCTGGATACGGGCATTGCGCCGATCTGGCAGCGAACCCTCCACATAGGTGAAGGCGTCACCACCGATTTGCTGCCAGGTGATATATGGCGTTGCGGTGCTGGCGGGTGCTGCGTCTGGGTAGACGCGAGGGCACAAGCCGCTCAGTACGGTGTAGAGGTCGGTTTCAAGGCTCATAGCTGCCCCAGTTTCTTGGCCAGTTCAGCTTCCATCGCGGCAACAGCGCGAGGGAATGCAGATTGAGCGCGGCGAAGGAAGGCAAAGCCAGGACGGAACTTTGGGCCACCGGCCAGCGGGACGTAGTAGGCGTCTTTGACGGCCTGCGATGCTCTGCGGCTGGGCTTTTTCTTACCCTTCATACCGGGCCTGACTGCGGTGTACCACTGGCCGTTCTTTCCGGTCAGCGTCTGGTAGCGTTGCCACCATCCCCACTCCAGCAGCCGCCCGTGCGGTGCTTTGCGGTAGTTCCAACTGACGTGGTACATCACCTTGCCTGCCGCCCGGTTGCTTTTGCTCTCGGACAGGACTCGGTAGATGGAGCGGTCCAGATTGCCCGACTTGCGTCCAATCTGACCTACGTTTTTCTTCACTTCGTCGTAGACGACCTTTGCACCGGCAGCGGCAACTGCTGCTGCGTGTTCGGTGAGTGCGTTGCCAAGACCGGAGATGAAGCGGTCAATTCCAGAGGTGTCGGCCTTGATGGTGACTGTGGCAATGCCGGTGTCGCGGGCCATTACTTGACGACCTCGCACACCAAGTCAACATGGTCGCGGCCTGCTTCGTCAGGCTGGAGCGACTCAATGCCGTAGGTGACGCCACCGGACACCACGCGCATTCCAACGTCTGCCATTGCGGCAAGGGCGTAACGCGCCCGGATGCTGGCTTTGCGGGTTTCGGTGACCTTCTCGGATTTGATGGACTCAACGCCGCTGGTGAACTTGATGTTGGCCCAGAAGCTGGTGACAGCGGTCCATGTCTCGACGGGTTGACCCACGGCGTCCACACCGCTGGAGCGGGCTTGGAGGACGCAACGGCGGTTCAACGTGCCGGGTTTCACAGCAGCTCCACGCGATAGGCAGACAACAAGCCATCCACAAAGCTGTGGGGAACGCTGGCCGTTGGCGCTGCGGTGCCCATGGGGCGGTCAGACGCTGTGCGGTTTTCGTATATATCGCCAATGGCCAGCAGCATCCACTGCTTGAGGGGCATTGGCACTGCCGCTGCGTTGCCGTAACCGGCTGTGTAGACCACCGTGACGCTGTTGATGCGGTCATCGGCAATGGGCCACTCGGTCACGGGCACAACCCGGCAGGGTTCGTTGTGGGTGTCCACCCGGTAGTCGGTGCTGCTGACGGTCTGCGTAGCGCCGTACACATCCACATAGGACACGCTTGTGACGGATACCAGTGGTGGGTACGGCAGCTCCAGGGTTGCAGCGAAATCATCGGCTCGGACAGTCCAGCCGCTGGTGATGAGGGTACGCCCGGTGCGTTGTTCGCACATGACCCGAGCAGCCGTGATGAGGCCCGTGATGTAGGCGTCTTCGTCGGAGTGGTCCACGCGCAGATGCAGCTTTGCTTCTGCCAGCGTGATCGGCTCCTCGGCGGGCTGGGTGGTGCGGCGGGCGATGAGCATGGGTTACTCGGGCTTTTTGGCTTTTGGGTCGAACTCGCCAGCTGCTTCCAGGGCGGCAGCTTGTTCGGCTGGCAGTACCAGCCACTGGCCGCACTTGGCGTCAATGGCGGGAATGTCCACCAGTGCCAAGCCTTCTACTTCGTCGGTTTTCTTGCGGGTTGCCATGTGTCTCTCCGGGTGATCTAAAAAGCCCCCGCTTTGGGCAGGGGCTTGAACATCATCAGGTTGCGCTGTGTGCGTATGACTTGATGCACTGACCGGCATCTGTCAGCTGACCACCGGTACGCATCCATGCCAGGAAGCCGACTTGGCCCAGCTTGGCATAGGCGCTGTCCTCAAAGCGGAACAGGGTCATGCCCATCACATCTCGGATGGTGTAGCGGCCAAAGTCACCAAACAGGATGGACTTGGCGTTGGCGGCAGGCGTAGCCATGTCTTGGTTGATGGTGATGCCGTAGCCCAGCAACTGGTCACCCATTGCACCGCCCATGCCGTCATAGCCAGGCATGAAGATGGGGCGGCCTGCGGTGTCCTTCAGCTTGCGCACCACTTTCAGGGTGGCGTCGTTCATCATGAAGCGGACAGCGCCAGCGCGGTAGGCTGGGTCCAGGCTGTGAACCAAGTCAACCAGGTCGTCAAAGATGACGGTGGTTGTCTGGCCAGTAGCGCCGACCTTGCCTGCCACAGAGGCGGTGACCACGCCGTTAGGCTGTGTGGAGCCGTTGCCGGTGGTGAACATCTGGTTCTCGATACGAGCCAGACGCTCACCCAGGCGGCGGGCGATGAAGCCTTCAATGTCAGCGTTGGAGTCTTGCAGCAGTTCGTAAGGAACGGCAACAATCTTGGAGCTGAACTTGTAGGTTTTCAGTGTGACCACGCCGAACGATGGGTCAGCAGCGGTGGCGGTGGTGTTCTGGCCGATCAGTTCACCAACTTCAGATGTGCCATCGGAAGTGGGGAAGTTGATGTCATTGCCTTGGCTGGAGCTGATGACGTTGGCAACAGAGCGGACACCGCCGTAGGCTTTCAGAACATCGTTGATGCTGGAAGCAACGTCCACAGGAACGGTGTAGCCGCCTTCTGTGGTGGTTGTGGTGGACATGGTGGCGCGAACGTCAGCCCAATCCTGAGCGGACAGAGCTTTGTCACCGCCACGCAGGTACTTGGCAAACAGTTCGCGGCCAACGTCACGCACTTTGCGCTCTTTGCCTTCAGCAGCTTGGTTCTCAACAGCGCGGTCAGCAGCCAGTTCCAGAGCCTTTTCGGCGCGTTCGATCTGGGCTTTCACCTTGTCGAGGTCGGCCAGAGAGGCTTCGTATTTGGCTTGGTTGTCACCGGTCCAATCGCCGTTGTGCTTTTCGACGAGTTCACGGGTTTGGGAAGCGAGGGAGGCGTGTTGCTCCCGCAATGCTTGGATGCTTTGCATTTGGGTTTCCTTCAAAGGATGGGTACAAACAAAAACGCCCGCATGAAGCGGGCGCTATCCGTCGCGGGAGCGATCAGATTCGGGTGCGGACTTCCAGCCGACGAAGGGCCGCGTCCTTGTCAAATGAGGGCTTGGCCGGTGTGGGTTCCGGTTCAGGCTGCTTGGGGGCGTTGGCGTAGGCGCTCAAATCCCACTTGGTTTCGGCTTTTGCGCCGGTTTCCGACTTGCGATCAGCTAAACCGGCAGCGACTGCCTCGTCTGCGGTAAACCATGTCTCCGCAGCCATCCACTGAGCAATTTCTGCTGGGTCTTTGGAGGTACGGGCAGCATATGTATCAACCAGTGTTCCATCGATCTTCTCCAGCAGGTCTGCCTGTGAGCGCAAGTCGTCTGCGTTGCCATAGGCCACTGTCCAGGCTTTGTGGATCATCACCATTGCTCCGGGAGCCATGACGATTTCGTCAGCGGCCATCATCAGGAACGATGCTGCGCTGGCGCTGTACCCGTCCACATGAGCCACGATCTTGGCTTTGTGTTCGCGCATGGCTTGCTCCATGGCGCGGGCGGCAAACACCGATCCACCGGGGCTGTTGATGCGCAGGTTGATGATGGGTGCGTCAATGGCTTTCAGTTCAGCGATGAACGCCTTTGGAGCCACGCCACCGTAATACTCGGCTTCCATGTCGCTGCTGACGATGGCGTCATACAGGTAGATAGTCGCGGATTCCGGGGTTTTTTCGGCCTTGAACTGGCCTACACCTTTGTTCTTGGCTAAGAGGGTCAGATAGGGGTGCATCACTGCCCTCCACTGTTGAGTTGATCTGCCGGTTGCTGTGGTGCAGCACCGGAGATGATGATTTGGTCGCCTTCGGCCAAGGGCGGCAGGTTTTTCAACTTGCGGACCTCGTTGATGGTCATCCAGCCTTGTGAGCCAGGACCTCCAAGGGCGTTGGTGAAATACTCTGCTTGCGACTTGGAGTCGCCTTCCAACAGGGCGTCGGTGTTGAACTCCGCAAAGAACAGGCGGCTACGGGGCCACAGCTTGCGGTTGACTTCCTGCTGGATCATGTCCAGATGGCGGCGCAGGGTGTAGCGCACAAAGCCGATGGACATTTGTTCAATGCCGCTGCCCCAGCTTGTGGAGGCATCGGTTTTGCCGATCATGTGGGGCGGTACCCCAAAGATGCGGGCGATTTCTTCTGTGCCGTACTGGCGGGACTCCAGCAACTGGGCGTCCTCCAGGTTCATGGACAGAGGCACAACCTTCATGCCGCCAGTCAGCACAGGTGTTGTGCCTTGGTCGGCGTAGGCGTTGCGCTGACGGCCCCAGGTGGTCTTGAGCAATTCTTTCTGCTCGGCGGTCAGCTTGACCTCTGCTGGCACCTCAATGGCGTGGTCTGGCCGTGCGCCACCTTTGAAGAAGGTGTTGGCGTACTGCTCTGCGGCCATGGCGGTGCCAGCAGCGTAGCCAAGTGCAGCCTGGACGGGTGTCAGGGAGCGTTTGCCGTCATACCCAATGCCGGTGAAGTGCAGCACATCGTCTGGATATTTGGCGTATATGTCGCCACCATCGTTGAAGACGTAGGTACGGGTTTTGTTGGCCAGCAGGTCGTCGCGGACCTGCACCATGTCAGGGTGGAACGGCTTGAACCCGATGGGTTTGCCGCCTTGGCCACGCTGAATGAGCCAGAAGGAGTCGCCTTTGAGCAGGATGCTCTGCATGGTGTATTGCCACGCAGATGCTGCCGTCCATGAGGACGATGGCGACTCGTTGAACAGCCACCACACGTCGTTGTCGTACCGCTCCCGGCCCTCAGATGTGCGTTTGTAGAGGTGCAGCGGCAGCGAGGCAACTGCCCCTCCGATGAGGCCCACGCAGGCGTAGACCGCAGAGGCTTGCATGGCGGTCTGCTCAGACACACTGACGCCACCGCCCGAGCCACTGATGAGCGTATGCAGCTCAGTGGCGGTTAGGTTGCGGGGTTCTCCAGACGCACTTGTCCCACCGATGCCGCCAAACAATTTCGCGGCGAGGTCGGTGATTAGGCTCATACGAAGAACAGATCAGCTTCTGCGGTTTCGGCCATCTGGGGTGTGACGCCCATGGCCATGGCCAGAGCGACTGCCGCATCAATGCGGCCTGTGGCTTTGGCTTTGTTGAGTTTTCGGTTACCGGCTGCGTCTTTTTCAACGCGACTGTTGGCCATGCACATGGTCAGCACCGGGTTGGCTCCATGGGCCATCTGCTCGTTGAGCAAAACGGTCTCCAGCGAGTCCAAGGCCGGGGCCATATCCTTGAAGCCTTGGCCAAATGGCACCAGCGGCAGGTCAAGCCCGAGCTTGTCAAATTCTTTCTTGAGCAGGTCAAAGCGCCAGCGGTCAAAAGCGACGGCTTGCACGTTGCACTCTGCCAAGGTCTCGGCAATGTCTTTGGCCACCAGCTCATAGTCGATGGCGGCACCGGGTACGGCTCGGATCAGTCCTTGCTTGTGCCATACGTCATACGGTGCCCGGTCACGCTTTGCGCGGTCTCGCAAACCCTTCTCGGGGGTCCAGACGGTGGTCCTGACATGCCAGCGGCCTTCTTTGAAGGCGACCAGCATCATGGCGGTCAAGTCGGTTTTGGCCGACAAGTCGAGGCCGACATACACCGGGCATTCGTAGAACGCCGATTCGTCAGGCTCCTGGCTGTTGAGCAGCCAGATTCCGCGAGAGATGAACGGGCTGATGACCTCCACGCGCTGGTTCAGAACCAGGTTGCGGAAGGTTGCCTCTGCTGACGGCATCCTGACAGCCTGCTTGGCCTGCTCCTCTACGTCCTTCAGGGACCGGAACTTGCCAATGGCGGGGTTGGCCGCTGCCCAGGCTACTGGGTCCAGCAGGTCGCAGTCTTTGTCGGCTGCGTACACATGGCAGACGATGTGCGGGTCGTTGGACTCTTTGGCGTCATCAATCCAGATGGACAGCAGGTCTGCATCGTTGGGCGACTGCGTACTGATGACCATTTGCAGGGGGTTTTTGTGCGCCCCTTGCGCGGTGATGATGGCGTCAATGAAGTCCGACTGAGGCCCCCTCACCTGTCCCAGTTCGTCCAAGATGGCGAGAACGGGGGAGAGACCGTGTGCGGTTCGGCCATCGGCTGACAGGGCGCGGAACTCGACGTTGCGGGTCAGTCCCATGATGCGTTTGCTCGACGGGACGATGCGCGTGATGCGCGTCATCTCAGGAGACAACTGGATCATTTTGCAAGCGAGGTTGAACACCACCGCAGCCTGATCCCTTGACATGGCACCAGAAACGATTTGGGTGTTCAGCACAGCCTCTGGCCCGCAGATGTGGGCCAGCAGGATGCCTGCGATCAGCGCGGTTTTGCCGTTCTTCCGTCCGATGGACAGGATGGCGCGGCGGGTGCCTTGCGGATTGTCGTAGACAGCTTTGATGAAATCACGTTGGAAAGCCTCCAGTTGGATAGGCTTACCGACATGCTCTCCCTCAGGAGCTTTGCAATACCGTTCGATGAAGGCGATTACCCGTTCACCACGGGTCATAGCCCCATATCCCTGACTTGGGTTTTGCAATAGCAGTACTGGCCGTGCCCTGTCTCAACAGGTGCGCCGCAGTTTGGGCAGTTCAACTCGCCCTCAATCAGCAATACCGTTGGGGCTGGATCACAAATGCGGTGTACGGACAAAGTGCGCACAGCGGGCGGCATCGGCGGGGCCGAGGGCTTTGCATACACAGGGCGCGGGTTGATAGGCATGTCAAACAGCCAGCAAATCCTCGTCTGCCAAAGCCTCGCGCACCTTCTCGGCCTGCTGTTGGAGCTTGCGGGCCTGCTCCACATCGCGCTTGTCGCCCTTGGATGAGCCGATCATTTGCAGGGAGCGCATCAGGGCCAGCTCTCGGCGGGCCAGTTGCTCCAGCACTGAATGGCGCGGGTTTTGAATCGGCGTACCACGTTGGTTCTCCAAAACGGAGCCTTCTTGGTCAAGCAGAGCCGATTCACGCTCAATATCAGCTTGGCAACGCGCCAGTTGAGCGGCCACCACCAGATCGGCAGCGGTCCATTCGTCCCTGGTTCGCGCGCGCACAATTCCGTCCCAAAAATCTGCATCCCCTGGCCGCAGCTTGACATGCCGTGGCACATCAGGTAGCGGCGTGGCTGCTCCCAGCATGGCTTTCACAGCACTGGAGGCAGTTGTAGAGGGGGCTTTTTTGGCTCGGGTCGCCATTTGGGTCGGAAAAATCCGGGTTGGCAATGAAATGAGGG